TGCCGAAAATTCTATAGCTAGTCTTGAACAATCCCTGCAAAGAGTTCCTAAAAAATCTGTCATTATCAATCTAACGTCTAATGTTTTCTTTAAGATTTTTATTCCCGCATTCGGGTATTTTGTTATATATAGTAATAGATATATTTCCTTACACTACAATGAATTTGTTAATCACTTTCCTCGCGTCTGCTCTGTACAACATTCTTAAAGATAAAACTCGCTTATAGCCTATTAACATCGCTGCAGTATTGCTATCTGCTAATTTTCCGACCAAAGTTTCTACGACAGATCTAGGATCCATTTTCCACAAAAGTTCTCTCACCACATTATGTATGCATTGACTCCCGGAAATTATGCCATCAAAGCCAAACTCGCCAAGTTGATCAATCTGACGTGAAATTTCACGTATGTACGGGTGAACAGATTTTTTCAATATGACTCCTCTAGCTAAACTTGCAAATCTTTGGTTAGTCAAACATTTCAATCCAAAGTGGAAACTTCTTGGATTTCTCAACATTATCCCAGGATCCATTTCTTCTGCATCTCTGTTGAACACTTTATTAAACCATGGCATGATATCCGGAAAAACTTTGCCAATTATGAAGCATGAAGCTGCGCAAGATTCAAATGTATCGAATGTCTCATTAGTACTCAAAGAAAATATAGAATTGATCGAGAACCCAGATAACGAAAACGGCAAGAAAGTTCTTAAGACCATATCTCTAACATTTAGTTTGCTATATCCTGACCATCTTTTGAGTGAAATGTAATACTCAATAATGTAACCATCATATGCTACATTATGATCTGTGCCAGCTTTAATAGCCCCTCTAGTCGTTGACGCATGTGCCATCAATTCGTCCATGAGATTTTCGACAGGTAATGCTTGAGGTACGCCAACTTTCAAATATGATTTGATTCCAGGTGTTATCCTTTGTCCATCTAATACGATTTCATTCAAGTACATTGAAAAAGTTCTAGAGAAATATGTTTTATCCCAAGATATTTCGTGACCGAAAGCTGGGTATCCTTCATTAACTACCTGTACGATTTTGTCAACTCTTGCATCATATTTGTCATTTGGCACAGCAACTTCCATTAACCCATCATCGATTAATGCTAGAAAGTTTACTGGTGCCTCGAAGATGTCCGCTTTCCTCATTTTGTATGCTAAATATCCCATTATGTCTATGTGGCCATCGGTATTTAACTTACCATTGAACCCTTCGATGTCGACACCAATGCTTTTGAAACTATCAACATGGCCCAATTTGTCTACTTTCAGATCTCTCTCATTGAAGATTTTCATGATTTTCGTCAAATGAGGTTTGCCAAAAGCTATAGCCCATTTTTTGAGCATAAGTTCTTTGAAATCTGGAGACATTTGTGGAGACCAAGCTTTTAAATCGAAAGAAATCATTAACTTATCAGTGTCAATCTCAGACCTGTTATATAGCTCATGCATTTTCTTGAATAGATCGTGATCAGCCATTCCTACACTAGAACCAGGTTTGCTCTTCAGGTACGCAGCGATATTGGCTTCAACAACAGACAATACACGTCTATCAGGATCATTACACATACCAAATAATCTAGAATCTGGTTTCTTTGACTCTGGCTTCCAAGCGATATTGATATTTTTTGCCCATTGCTCATTATCTGAATAAAATTGAGATTCCACTGAAGCTTGAGGTATAAA